GACAAAATTAAACCAGCAATATCTTTTTCGATTAAATCTTGCTTGGTTTTTGTTTCGCCTAATGTTTCGCCATGCTTTTTAAATTCAGCAGTGGCTTGTTCTTGGCTTTGGCGTAATTGAGAAACGGCATTGCCTGTTTCGTCCATTAGCTTTTTGACTTCTGTAATAAAATCAGTCATGGTATTAACCTCGTAATGTTTGATTAAGTTTCAACAATGAAGCTGCTATTTCATCATAATTAGGCTCATCATCTCGACTTTGCTTAATTCGACTAATTAGCGTTTTTGCTTCAGAGCGTGATAACTTACAAACATCGCGCAGGTAATGCTCACAATCTCTAACGGTATCTAGTTTAGCACTTTTCATGTCATTTACAATAGCATTAGGATTCATTGCAAATGTCACAAAACTAAACTCGAAAACAGATAACTTTTTGATGATACGCACATTATTTTCGTATGCAAAATCATCAATCATATAACCAATACTCAAGCCATCAATCGCGTTATTTTTAACTAATGTACGCGCCTCTTGTGCTTTTTGAATATCTAATAATAATTCACCCTCAACAGCCAAACCTTTATCATCTTCATACATGGATAAGGTTTTGCCAATCGGCTTGTCCCAGTCATGTTGCCAAAGTACGCGCACGCGGCTAGCATCTGCTGTTTGCAGCCATTCATTAAACGCGCCTTTTAAAATAATATCGCCGCCTAAGTCAACATTCCCAGTTGCAGCCGCATATCCTTTAAATAAACCATCACTTTCCGCATTAAAATTGTCATCAACTAAAGCCATTGCTTTTGTGTAATGTAAACGCATCGCATCGCCCTCAAAACTATGTTATATTAGCTTTGGTTGCGGTATTTTCCTCTGTTGGCCTCGACCATTAAACCCATGTTAGCGCATGGGTTTTTTAT